CTTTATTGCCAGTGCCTATTACACGGCGTTCGTTAAATTCGGTACATACTGTATTGATATAGGCGCAGTTAATCCTCTAGGCTATAGTGATTGGTTATTCAAACAGAAAACTCCACTTGATAGCTGGACCAGTGATCGCATTTATGGTCAGTATCTCGTAGAATATTTAAAGTTAGAAGACGGCGTTACTGCGGTAGGTAGAAGTATAGAGACATTGCTTAAATTAGCAGAACAGGAAAATATAAATTTAACCGATGTGTTAAGATTGATCAGCGCTAATAAATTATGTTATCTCGTTAGTCAGGGTCATATAAGTCCCTGGCTACTCTATCACAGCGATGGTGGTATCAATTTTCTTGGTTCACTGAACTCAGATCAAACTAATGTTGTGTTTGAGTACATTAATCCAGAACAGTGGAATATTAAATTCAAACGAGAAACAGGGTTGGTAACAGAAGTCAAAAACTTACTTAAGAAAATAGGGCTATGAATCGCGTTAAGTTTACCTCCGATATTGATATTGATATGGGCGACAGAGATCGTCTTCTATCACTAATCAGGCATCGAGCAGCTAGTATCCGAGAGAATAAAATAGTTAGGCGTCATAACACCGGTATTCATCCTACTGATATACCCTATGATCCCTCCGTGGATCTTGCAGCTATTGATTACAGAGAAGCCGAAGATCGTGGTTATTTAAAATTGGACATATTGAATGTAGGAGTATATCGTCTGGTAAGAGATGAGGCGCATCTTAAGCAGTTAATGGTGGAGCCTGATTGGTCTATTCTTACAGACAGAACAGTAATGGAACGTATGATACACATCAACAGACATTACGATACTATGCGGCGTATGCCAGAGCCTATCACCAGTATCCCCCGAATGGCAATGTTCTTGGCATTGATTCGTCCTGGCAAACGACACTTAATTGGCAAGACGTGGCAGGAAGTGGGTGAGAGTATCTGGGATAAAGATGGCGAACTCTATAGTTTTAAAAAGGCCCATGCTATTTCTTACGCACACTTAGTTGCAGTCAATATGAATTTGTGGACAGAAAATCCTACGGCATTCGCCGAACCAGAGTTATCGACCGACGCTTGATACGTTTTTTCGTGAGTTCATTCATGGATGTTATGGGACCGTGTATTATCTCAAGACCCTTATTATTAAATGTCTTTAAGAACGGCTTGAACGGCAACCAGTCATCCCGTAAAAAAAGGTGGATAGGAATCATACGATTACTATTCCACCACCATTCATCTGCTAACTCCAGGAACAGTTTTTTGAGTTCCGGATTAATGATGCTACCATAATCATAAAATGTAGTTATGGAGTCGTCTCTGTTTTGAATTATGCCGACGAACTCCTGTCCACTATACGTACATACGGTGATAAAGGGGTGATTTTGTGACAATTTTTCAAAAAATTCACTATTCATATACTAAGATGACTAATTACCATTTCTTTATTTAGCGAGATAAATATGATGAGAGATAAAAATGACAGCACAAACTCAGGTTTATTATTATACCCAACGTCAGTCTGTAGTATTACTGACTACGACACAGGCCGCGGCCACTAGGAGATATCAGACGGTGTACTCAAAAGAATTAACAATCAGCAAGGGCGTTGACAACGTACTGGAATTCGCCTTTATAAATCAAAATCAAAAGCCAGTAGACATCTCTAATAAAGAGATTACTGCTAGAATAATCAGTGGTGATGGGGAAACCATATTGTTACAGAAAGCACTTACGCCAATTTATAGTGTGACTGGCATCACCGGTCTTGTTTTAACTGAGGCAGAGCTATCAAATATTGACGCGCAACGAGCATACTACAGCTTAGAAATTCCTGTTGGGTCATTTAATTATCCTGTGTTTGTTGACAGTCAGGGCGGTGCACGTGGCGTACTCAATATCGTTAACAGTGTTATGCCAGAATTCGTAGCAAGCCAAGTAGTAACTATTCCGACACACGCATGGCCTCCTGGTAATGGCACAGGCAATAGCGTGACCTATTACAGCAGCGTTATTGATAACAATGCTGCCAACTCTATAACTATTCAGACTACCTACAGTAATTTTTCCGGAATAACTACGTGGCAAGGCAGCACCCTGCAGGATTTTACGGTTTCATATGATATCACGCAAGCAGCTACATTTGTGGGATATACCGCCAATATCACTAACATCACTACTGCCTCTAATACCTGGATAACTCAAACCATCACAGACAGTGCTAATGTTTTTGTGGGAGCTAATATCACCACCTCCACGATGCCCACTAACAGAACTATAGTTGCGCTTGGCTCAGGCAGTGGCAATATTGAACTGAACGATAGCTCTAACCTGTCAGTCGGCGACACAATCACATTTTCTACTGTGGGCTACAGTGGCACACTAGGAACAAATATTACCGGCTATCATCCCTACATTAGAATGAAGATAGAAAATCTGGGAACAGTGGGAGTTCAACCATCTGCCAACACTGCTAATACCCTACTTCTCGGTGGGGATGTCACTGGAATATATTACAGATAACACTCCAAATTCTATTGCTCTATTGAATACACCTAGTGTATAATTAGAGAGTATGTTAGATAAGATTACTCAACAGAATCACTACGTATATGCTTATATACGAGAAGATGGAACTCCCTACTATATAGGTAAGGGAAAAGGTAATCGTGCTTGGGACAATAAGCACACCGTCGGTGCACCACCAAAAAATAGAATCATATTTTTAGAGACGAATCTAACCAACGTCGGCGCTTGTGCTATTGAACGCCGCCTTATAAAATGGTGGGGCAGAAAAGACCTGGGTACCGGCATTCTACTAAATCTAACTGAGGGTGGCGATGGAATAGATCCAGAAACCGCGAGAAGAATGACTACTAAGTATCATAGTAATCTGACTGATTCACAGAGAGCCCTGCGAAATAAAAATTGTAGTAATGGTCAACGGAAACGATTCGAATTACCTGAATCAGTAGAAACACGAAAACGTAAAAGCAAATCACATCAGGGTCATTACTTAATAGAATCGCCAGACGGCCGAACTTGGGAAACAAAAATAGGTCTTAAAGATTTTTCAGAACAATTCAAGGAAGAAATTAACTTGACTTATTGGCAACTTTTTAGAGCGTATAGAAAAACATATACAAATACTGGTAGCAGTAGAAATCGCAAGGATAGTAATAAATGGACAGTAACTCGAATAGCGTGATGGATATTCTGGAAGTGATTCCGGGTAAGAAACGAAGTACGACTGGTGGTTGGTATTCGTTCAATGCCATCTGTTGCGAACATCGAGGTCATCGTCCAGACAAAAAATCACGTGGAGGTCTACATCTTATTGATGGTGGCTGGGTATATAGTTGCTTCAATTGCCAGTTTAAGTGCGGCATTCAGCCAGGTAAACAATTCTCCTCTAACACCAAAAAGCTACTATCGTGGTGTGGCATGGAGCATATGCAGATAGAGCGTCTGAGTTTCAAGAATTTTTCAAACAGAGACTTAGATGAGATCGACGAAGATCTTCGCCCTATTATTGTAATGTTTGATGAGCGTAAATTGCCTGTAGATAGTCAGCCACTATCAGCAGAAGATCCCCGTCATCAAATACACATCGACTATCTTGCCAGTAGAGGGCTATCGTCTACCAGCTATCAGTATTATGTAACGCCGGACGCTGACTCTCAACGAGAGCGTGATAGACTTATCATACCGTACTTCTATAATGGTAAGATTGTAGGATATACAAGTAGATTTTACACATCGCCAGGCCCTAAGTACCTGTCTGAACAGCAACGTGGTTATGTATTCAATACAGATGGGCAACACGATAACTGGAAGGTATGTATATTAGTCGAGGGTCAATTCGACGCTATCAGTATAGGAGGCTGTGCCTATATGAGCAACACAATCAGCGACGAACAAGTACGAGTAATAAGAAAATTGAGACGAGATATAATAGTTGTACCGGACAGAGATAAGCCAGGAATGGAAATATGTGATAGAGCGCTAGAATTGGGATACAAAGTCAGTATTCCTAACTGGGCTCCAGAAATCAAAGATACTAACGATGCTGTTAAGACCTATGGTAGATTAGCTACTCTACTAAGCATATTAGAGTCAGCGACTACCAGCAAAATAATAGTTGAAATGAAAAGGAAACAATTTAAATGAGCAACAGCAATACCCACAATTATGATAAACAAATTCAAGAGCTATTCGTAAGAATGATGATCACAGACGCTAGTCTGTATACCCGTGTCAGTAATATTTTAAAGAGTGAGAATTTTGATAAGGCAATCAAACCAACCGTAAAATTCATCAAAGAGTTCAGTGAGAAATATACCTCTGTGCCGGATATCGAGCAGATCCGGGCAACAACAGGACTCAAACTAGATCCCATTCCCGGAGGAATTAGATCCAGTGATATCGACTGGTTTCTCGATGAGTTTGAAAAGTTCACCAGACGCCAAGAACTTGAGAGAGCTATCTTAGAGAGTGCTAAGCTACTTGAGAAGGGTGACTACGATCCTGTAGAAAAATTAATCAAAGATGCAGTTCAAATCTCGCTGACCAAGGACATGGGAACTGACTACTTCAATGACCCACGTGCCAGGTTGATGAAGATCAAAAACAACAACGGACAAAATAGCACCGGCTGGCCCTGTCTCGACAACAAACTATACGGCGGCTTCAACCGAGGCGAGCTACAAATCTTTGCTGGCGGCAGCGGCAGCGGTAAGAGTTTGTTCATGCAGAACTTATCAGTGAACTGGGCACAAGCCGGACTCAACGGAGTTTACATCACCCTTGAGCTAAGTGAAGAGTTATGTGCTATGCGTATTGACTCGATGATGACTGAAACGTCAACTAAAGATGTGTTTAAGAATATCGATGACGTTGAGATGAAGGTAAAAATTCAGAGTAAGAAGTCTGGTAAGTTCTATATCAAGTATCTACCAGCACAGAGTACAGTCAACGATATTCGTGCCTATATCAAGACACTGCAAGTAGAAACCGGTATTAGGGTTGATTACCTGTGTATCGACTATCTTGATCTACTGATGCCAGTCAGTGCTAAAGTCAGTCCTAGTGACCTGTTCATCAAAGACAAGTATGTCAGTGAAGAAATTCGCAACCTAGCAAAAGAGTTGAACGTTATCCTAGTGACTGCTTCCCAGTTGAACCGTAGCGCTGTTGAAGAGGTCGAGTTTGATCACAGTCATATTAGTGGCGGTATCTCAAAAATCAACACGGCAGACAATGTATTCGGCATCTTTACAAGTAGGTCTATGAAGGAGCGTGGCAAGTATCAGATTCAACTGATGAAAACACGTAGTAGCAGCGGCGTAGGCCAGAACATAGAGCTATCATTTGATGTCGAAACTCTACGAATTTTCGATGATGGCGAGAGCAACGGTATGAGCAGAGAGGCTAATACTACCTCTAATATCTTGAATAAAATCAAGACTGGAAGTACGGTTTCTCCAGCTACAACCTTTAATCCGGCAGTTGTCCCCAAGACCGGTCAGCCGTTTATGCCAGGCGAAGTAGTAGACGAAGAAACCGGAGAGGTCAAGAAAGTCAGAGCAGACGTTCAGAGTAACAAACTGTCAGCAATGCTAAAGGCCATCAAAGGAGGTTAAAATCATATTAGTGTCCGCCTGAGATTTGAGATAAATACTATACTATGAAACGACACACTAGGTCTCTCCTGGAGGAGCTGGAAGAAATCAGCAAAAACAGGGACACTAAGCATATTATTGAAAGCCGGGCAGCAAATGTTATATCATCTGCTGTCCATCTCTTGGAGGTCATTGAGCGCAACTTTACTGCTGAGCAGAGTGCTATCCTGGAGAAAAAGCTACTAATTGCTATCAAAAACCGAGATCACTCAAAGTTTGTCAATAGTCTCAAAAGATCAGGTGGACCTACAGATGAAAATAAATGACCTTGGCAAATTAGATAGGGTTGATGAAGCTATTCCTGGCTGGGACCGACTAAAACAAGCGGCATTGGAACCAAAGGGAGTACTGGGCAGTGCTGGGAACTATTTGGCAAGAAAAGGTCTAAGTAGCAA